CCCGAATTGTACTCAAATTTCCAGTCAAACGTCTGTATTGACTTCATATACTTATTACGCCAGACCTTGTCTTTTGAAAAATAATCTTTCATTAATTCAATACATGCAAGATCAACCTCATCTGGAACTTCTTTCCATCCAAATTTACCTTGCACACGATATGTTCCACCTGTATTAAAGGATCCACCCCACGTATCACTTATAGTTGGAGGGACCATTCCGTTTGCTATATATACCGTATTGTCTAGCATGTTGGCCCTGTTAACTCTTATGCCAAATCCGCTTTCAGAAATTACTGTATTAAAATTCCAATTATTAACTGAATTTAATGTGTCTAGTAGCAGGATGTCGTTTTGATATAGTTTGTATAAGGTTGATATTTTGTATGGAAGTGGAAGCACATCGGATCCTGAGCCATACGCAGTTTGAATATCATCATATAAAAAGAATTGTTGCCTTGTGTAAGCCTCAATAAGTTTTCTTGCATATTTTTCAGCGTTTGCCAATTCGGCATATGACTTAGTGTTAGGATCTGAATAATCAGACCCCAATCCTAAAGATTCGATTGCTTGGCTCATATCGGTATACGGGGTCTGCACAAATATTTTATTATCTTTTTGTGTAGAGGTTCCGCCAACTGAATATGTCCAGCTTAATTTTAATTGTCTTTGTCTGTCTGTGTAGGCTAAAGGAATATATACAATATACGTTCCTGCATCTACTTCTGACTTGACAGGGGTTAATGTTGAAAGTATCGTAGCAGGATTAATTGCTGGAGATACTCCTGGATCTTCTGTAATGTCATATAGTCTTACAACTGGAAGGCTATCTGAATCAGTTAGCTGTCCCTGCCAAAACACCTTATGTGTTATTGGTGAATTTGAACCTACTAGAATTTCCATTTAATAAAGGTTAAGCGTAGTACTCCTGAACTTCCTTTGGAGTTGCTAAGCGGAAACCCTCCTCCTTGTCAAAAATTTCTTGAGCATCTTCTTCTGTCATTGCAACAAATGGGTGCTCTTTTGTGAATGTAAATCCATCTAAATCAAACCTAAAATTTTCTCTAGTCATTCTAACTAGAACCGTATTTTCTGGCTGAGCATCTGGATTAAATCTAGGCAAAATTTCTTCTGCGTTTTCGCTGAATTCGTCTGTTGCGTCTTCAATATCTTTAATTGTTTTTTGATAAACAGACCATGTGACTCCCTCTTCTGCAAGGGCGGCAACAATATCTGCCTTACTTTTAATTCCATCAGTATCAACTGCAAAGTCCTCTGCAACTTTTCTGAGTTCTGCTACCTTCAATGTCTCAAATGACATATATTCTCCTTTGTTAGGTCCTTTAATTATAGCATTGATAAATTAAAATGAAAAGCCCCTAAAATTAATTAGGGGCCTTTCGGGGGTTTTATCTTAAATTAATTAAGAAGCAACCTTAACGTTGCGAACAACTACCCAAGCATCTGCCTGCTCAATCTGAACGCCAACACGGGTATACATTGTGTACTCGATTGTGTCCTTACGTGGCTGGAAGAAGCGGTAAACAGTTACATCACGCTTGATACCAATAACTACGTTATTTGGGAATGTCAAGTGGATATCTCCGTGTGATCCTGTTGCTGCTGAATATGAACCAGTCTGTGTCTCTGAAAGAAGTGGGACTTCAACAATCGGAATACCGAATGCGAATGGTGCCACATATCCTGCAGGTCCACCTAGTGGTGCAACTCCACCACGGATAACGCTTGAAGCGATATCTTGTGGAATTGTTTGGTTTGTTCCAATGCTGTTAGCATATAGGAAATCCTGAATCAAGTTTGATCCAGCAAGGAAGCGAAGGTCTCCACGACGTTGCTTGTACTTACGTGGCATAGCCTTAAGTGCCTTGTTGAATACTTCACGTGATACTGCGGCTCCAAGTGCGTCTACGACACGACCTGATGCCTTTGCCTTCTTTACAACGCCATCAAATGACTTGTAAAGAGCGTCTGAAGAAAGTGCTGTGTCACCGTTAAGAAGAACATCTTCGATGTCGTTTCCTGCCTGTGTTGCCATCAAACGTGCAATGTGATCTTCTAGATCTGCACCCTCGATGTTATCTTCTAGAGATTCTGTTGAAAGCTCCCAGTCCATGCGGAGTTTCTTTGTTGTTAAAGAGATTTTTGAGAAAGTTACACCATTGTTTGTTGCGGTGTTGTCTGCCTCGGTTGCAAGCTTCATAAGCTTCTCACCAACGGACATACGGTCAATCTCGGCTGTGTCTGACTTCATACGAACTGTACGTGCGACCTTACCGATAACGGTTGCGTCGAACATATAATCAAGGAAGCGAGCAGACTGTTCTGGGTTAAGAAGTCCACCGTTGCCATTTTCTGAAGCTACGTGTACTCCTGTTCCACCAGTTGCGGAACCGAATCCTGTTGATACCTGAGTACCAGCGTTTACGGCCTTTTCTAATGTTTCATTGCTCATTATTTTATACCTACCTTAGTTGAATATTTCGTTTACGGAACCGAGGAAAGAACCGTTCCATTTAGATTTTTTGATTGTTACTTCTTCAGATCGGCCAAGATCTGAAGACTTCTTAATTGCAGTCTCTGATTCTACTGCGTCGACACGCTTTTGTACACCATCAATCGTGTTCTTGATATCATTTACAGCACTTGAAAGTACTGTGTGTTGTTCTGCCAACTCTGAAATTCTAGAATCTACGCTCTTGCTAAAAGATTCAACAGTCTCTTGGATTGCTGTAACTTGTACTGCATTTGCTTCAGATGCCTTATTTAGAGTTTCTGAGAAAAAGCCTTTTAGATCGCCTAACATCTTCGCAAAATCAGGTTCATCAACCTTATCTTCTGATACTTCGGCTGCTTTTTCCAGAGTCTCGGCAGGAACGTCTTCTGCTACTGCTTCTGCAGGAGCTTCAGCTGGAGCTGCATCATCTGCAACTACTGCTGTATCTTCAACGGCTGCTTCTTCTGCTACTGCTTCGGCTGGTGCCTCTACTGCAACATCTTCGACAACTACGTTTTCTGTATTATCTGACATTTCATTACCTCCTTCTGCGTTTGCCTGTTTTGCAATTGTTTGTGTTTCAGGCAACGTAAATCTTGAGTGCTTATATGCATCAAGAATCTTATCAATCTCTTTTGCTTTGTTAACATCTGAGCTCTCAACCCAACCAATTAGTTGTGCTGGCTTACCAGAAACTGGTGAGTCATATGTCTTCTCTGTTGAGATAAAAACAGAGTTACTGTCTTCACAGTAAAAGATATTTTCTGTTACTACTTCGGTTGCAATTCCTTTAAATATCAATTGGCCATTTACCTTTTGAATAGATAGAACATTGCAAAGTTCATTTGCTGGAGAATCTACAATTGATAATTCAATCAAATCGTAATCCTTAATAAATCTTACTGTCTTACCATTCGCCTTGTTGACTTCGTTATCAGACTCATTAATCTTTCCGCCGATTGAGAATCCAGATAGGGTACCGTCTAGAACCTTTTCCCAAGTATCTTGTGCGCCCTTTGAAATGTATGCTGTTACATAAACTCCGTTATAAAATTCTTTAGTTGCTGGGTCGTAAAAAGTTTCTGGCTTAAAAGAAACCATCTTTCCAACTGCGAGAGATCCGTGCATTTCACGAATGTTCCCACGAAATTTTTCAAATGCTTTTATGCTTGCTTCCGCTGTCACAACGTCATTTGTCTGGTCAATATTGTCTAGTGTTGCAAACCCAGAAACCGTTCTCTTTTCACGGTTAACTTTAGTGAAAGGTACAGACAAGTTAATGTCATTGCCATGGCTAGTCCATAAAGACTTTTCAATATTCATATGCTTAATTTTAGCGACTTATAGATAAAAAGGCAAATAACAGTTGAGTAGAGTTAGTCAACCTGTCTTCCGTCGCCCTTGGCATTTCTTCCTTCTCCAGAATTATCTGGGGCGGTTGCCTGTCGGTCTTGGGATCTTTGTCTAGTATTTCCAGCTTGGGCTGTTTGCTCTGCGGCATCCTGACCCTTCAAATCTACCACTTCGTCTCCGCCTTCAAGAGGAATCATGCCCTTTCTAATTCGAACTTCATTAGGGGTAATTACTTGCATTCTTAAATATCTTTCGTCAATCTTGGACTGGGTATCTTCGTCAGTAAGAGTTAACTCATTAAATTTAAGGGTTAGCGCATCTGTCTTTTCCTCAAATATTTTATTTAATTTTTTCTCTAAAATCATTTGTGCTGGGCGGCAAACCTGCTCTTTAAATGTTTTATCCGCATCTCTTGCTACTGCTAAATTAACTCCCTCTGG